AAAGTTTTCCATACTCTGTGAAGACATTTACTTCCTCCTTTTTGAATCCTGCAAGAGCAATCTCTAAATGAGATTCAACACTATTTACCTGAATTAAATTATACGGTGGATAATTATTTGCAGTTTCGTGAAGATTGAATAGACGATCAAAATATTCGTCCATTCCAATACTATTGCGAGTAATCCTGTCCATCAAGGCAGGAAGATCCGCAGATGTGTATCGTGAAAGATGATTAGTCATTATAGTAACTCCTTATAAAGCGAGGTTTTTGTTTGATGGATCCCGAAGGCATCCAATACTAATTATAATACTTTTACAAAAAAGAGGGGGTGTTGAACTCCCCACTAAATCATTCGGTTTTCTCTGCTTCCGCAATATGCGTCTTAAGAGCATCTTTCCATTGCTTTTCAGTATATCCACAAGCAATAAAAAATCTCCTTACCATTTCTAAGAATTGGTTTTCATTTAGATATGGGTCATCACATCTAATATCCACATCCTCTTCTGGCAAAATAAACTTAGCATCCGGATTTGTATGCCAAGTAGCATTTTCGTTAGTATGATTATAACGAAATTGAAAACTTCCAGAAGACATCACTCAACATCCTCTACTACTTTTCTTTTAGACCCAATATTATACTTAGTCTCTAGAATCCAATCACCTTTATCCTTATAAGCAAGAACCTTGATTTGATTTAGAGGAGCAATATCTTGAATTTTAGTAACATCTACAATTTCAATTAAACCCCAATCGGCAATTAATTGAGCAATGCGGTTACGACGCTGAACATCATTTACAGTTAGATTAGCGTGTTTGCCATCCAATGCAAATAGTTCTTTAAAATGCGTAATAAAATAACGACCCTGCTTGTGAAGAATGTGGCAACTCTGATAAAGTTTTTTCTCTTTTCTTGAGGCAACTCCAATACGAGTCAAAGTTTCTCTCACCTTTAAGAAGTCATCCGGTTCATTCAGAATGACCTCCACCATCATATCAGGCGACCATTGTACGGTAGGTTCTTGAACGACACTCATTTTGTTCCTCCAGTTTCAAATTTCGATTTAATAAATGTTAGTTGTTCTTTTGTTAGAATCCTCAAAGCCTGTTGTGCCTTTTCATTACTATAACCATAATAACGTTTGACAATATCTAGATCTTTGATAATATCTTTACGAATCCAAGGAGAATATCTCCTTTTAACTCTCAGAATATTTATAAGAAAGTCATATTGCATTTTTTTGGGAAGAAAATGATACCGATTTAATTCATTCACAAACATAATACAATCAATTTCTCCCGAAAGACATCTATTAATAATGTATGGGGGGTATTCCTTCTCAACTAAAGGATCCTCATCAATTAGATTTTTCTTCGTTTTATTAATCGAATTTAACCAGTCCTTCAATTCCATAATTAAAAAGTAGCAGTTCTTTACGTTGTTTTTGGTCTCGCATATATTCACCAACTGAACGCATTGTATAAGTTAAATCAAACTCAGCAGCGTTCCAGTTCTTAAATCTATCTTTTACTAATTGATCGGAATTATAACTTACCAACATATCCATATCGTTGGAATCACAATCAGCAGCAAACTTATCGTGATCAAATCCTTTGTGCATTGATCCCTTATTCCCATAGAGATTATCCTTAATATCATAAGGAGGGTCAAGGTACATAAAAGAACTCTTGTTTCCATCCATCAAATAATCATAGGAGTAATTAGTGATACGCCAATTAGCAATCAGTTTAGAATACTCGGGTAGTTTCTCAATACCCCGCACACTAAAATTGGAGTTAGATGCCTGAGCAGAGAATGATGAACTTGCGGTTAGACCGCTAAAGGAGCACTTATTGACGATATAAAATCTGACTGCTCTCTCAAAATCTCCAGTCTTAGGATCGTTTAGAATAGTTTTAGAGATATCAAACAATCCCCTGGCAGAATCGGGGTCGGGGCAGGTACTCTTAAAATGGAGAAGATGATCCTTAAGTTCCGTTCCAAACATCTGGAGTTGCTGCCAGAAGATTACAAGAGGAGAATAAAGGTCATTCACCCAAATCTTGAGGTCTGGATATTTTTTAGTAATATGAATTGCCACAGAACCACCACCAAGAAATGGTTCCCGAAACTCATCATAGTTTCGGAGGTCTGGAAAGTAGGGGTCCATCTTGGTAACTGCTCTACTCTTACCCCCAGGATAACGCAAGGGTGTTTTTAATGACTTGGGGGAACTCATTTGAACTCACACTCACACATTATTTCAGTAAGAGCAGCAAGAAGATTTATTTCTTGGTCGGCACAAAAAGCTGATTGATATTGATACTTGGCAATAACAAGAACGGCAGAAGGAATAGACGCAGGTACTAAAACATCATAGCAGGAGTCATAAACCCGACGAAGTAGCACAGCAGCATCATTATCCAAGTTAGATACTACCCACTTGCGGACTTCTGTGAAGTTCTTCTCTTTGAGATATTTAAGAAGTTCATTTACAGAGATATCTGAGAACGAGGCAAGAATACCAGAATCAATTTTGCCGCCAGTAGAATACCTTTGACATTCATTCAAAACTCGTCTGAAGTCGGGAAAGTGTTTTGATACTAGTTCTGCAACGACTTTTTGGTCATACTCAATCCTCTCCGCATCTAGGATGTTTTGCAGTCGATTAAAAAACGACCCTGCCAATTGTGCCTTTTGCTTTCCTTTGATTGTAAAGTCAATAACGGCACAACGAGAATGGAGAGGTTCAATAATTTTGTTCTTGTAGTTGCAAGTAAAGATGAATCGGCAGTTGTTATAAAATGCCTCAATATTTGCCCTCAAAAGCATTTGAACATCATTGCCAGTATTATCTGCTTCGTCAATAATAATGACTTTATGTTTAGAGGAACCAGTCAAAGATACTGTAGATGCAAAGTTCTTTGCTTGATTTCTTACAGTATCCAGAAAACGCCCTTCATCAGAACCATTAATCACATAAAAGTCAGCACCCAGTTCATTGCAGAGTGCTTTTGCGATTGTAGTTTTACCAATACCGGGAGGTCCAGCAAGAAGAAGATTTGGAATTTCACCCTTCTCCACAAACTCCTTAAAAGTTTTTTTAGTATCATCAGGAAGAATACAATCATCAATTACTTGAGGACGATATTTTTCCACAAAAAGAAAATCACTTGTCATAATTTAATTCAAATCAATGTTTATTTAAATCCACTCTGGACGCCTTGACGGCATACGGAGATAATTATTGCTAACCCAAGGTTTGGATGCAATATACATCTTGTAAGCAGTAAAAGTGTCAATGCTTGTGTCAAATTTATATTCATCGGGCATAGCACGAACAAATGGAGTTACATTAGTCAATTTACCCTTTGGAAATAAGTAATAAGCATCCAGAAGAGTATTGTAGCACGAATGAGTCTTTCCGTAACGAACAGAATACTCATCACAGAGATTCATACCCCACTTGATTAACCAGTAGGCATTATCAATTGATTCTGCTGCCCACCGAGTACAGGGGTGATTGCGGAAGGCACCTTTCTCTGTTGCATATGGAGTTCCATCTTTTTTAGGAAGAGTACCATAATCGTGTCCCCACTTTTTTGATGCCACAATAGACAGCATTTGACAGCATTCCAGTGGCATTTTAACTATGTGTTTGTCAGGGAGACAAATTGCAGACTCTGCCGGAAATTCGCTTGTTACAAAGATGTTCATAATTAAAGTGCTTGTGGTCCTCCAACAATTCTAGCAGAAGGAATTTGTGCTTGGGCAACTTTTTTTGCTTGTGATTGACTAGATGCCTCAACAATAATTTTTAGATACCGATTATCGGGGGGTAATTGATACTTAACTTGATATTTCATTAAAAACAATACTTTTGGACGACATACTTTACTTTATCTGGTTTATCTTCCATCCAAAATGCTTCATGTTCAATTTGCCGACTTTGCCCTGTCATTTTAACAGAAGTATTGAGGTCAATTGTCCTTCGTTCATTTAAAGTCATAATAGAAGGATTTATTTTAAATGCCCTTAACTCAGAGGAAAACCACTTTGAATGACAATCTTGAGCAGCATGAACAGCTTCGTGATACAAAGTTTCATTAAAATAGTAGTCAGGGTCTGGACCAGATTTAATTCTACTAGTACAAATACTCATTGTATCTTTACTTGTGTCATACCACCCATAAATATCATACTTTTTACAAATTGGTGGGTTCTCCAAAAATTTAATTCTTCGAGAGAGAATACCATAAATGTCCTTACTCATAGGAGTAAGGTAGAGCAAAAATTCCATAATAAAGTAAAGTAAGTAAAGTCAGTTAAAATTGCTATCAGGTTCCATCGCAATATAATACGTGACATCAAAGCTTTTATTTACAAAACGAGAAAGTAACTTTGAAGAAATCACAACCTCATAAGAACCGGGAATAATCTTGATGTTTTCTACCTTAAAGTTAAAGGTGAATACATCATCAGTCTCACCAACAACAATAGAGAAGTCGTTAGATGTATCATTCTTTTTATCACGAACAACCAGTTTAACCACACCTGCTTCACCGACAACAGAAAGGTCTGGAAGTTGATAAATCGCAGCTGCCTTGAGGAGTTTATCCAGTTGTTTCGTATCTAGAAGAAAGCAAACATCTTCACTAGGAAGAGTAATTGACTTATCGGGAGGAGTAACGATTACATTTGGATCGGCAAAGAAGTATTTTGACCTAGACTTTCCTTCACGTATCGTTACATGTCCATCATTAACAAAATCAAGTTCTGGACTTTGATAAAGATTAATTCCATTCAGAAATTGATTAAGATCGTAGATACCAAAGTCTTTGGGAAATTCTTCCTCAATGACTGCTTCTGCGAGTATGTTTTTCATCACACTAATGGTTCGCAGTTTATTTCCTTCTTTAACAAGAATAGATTGATTAATTCCTGCGAAGTTTTTGAGAAGGTCAAAAGTTTTATCAGATAGTTTCATAATAATCAGCGAGTGAATTCAGAGAGTCCATTATCTTTGCGAGTATAATGCCCGTCAAAGTGAAGTAGTAGCATAGCATAATGAATGACTTTCATCAAGTCACGCTTATTACGCCCATCCTTATCACCATAACGAGAACCATATTTGAGGATGTTTGCCTGACAGAAACCTGCTGCCAGTCTTTTTGCTGCCATCAGGTCAATAGTCTGGATGTCGGCATAACCATCACTATCACCACAATAATGCCCGTGATAGG